CCTACTTTGTAGCCTTTATGACTTCTAGTAAGGTAAAGTTGAAATTAGAACCTCTAGCCTATGCTGATGATGATAACAACCCTGATACAAACGCAAGCGAGATCGCAACAGCAGAGATAGATAACCTGTTCGAAAAATTCAAGATGGAAAATCGCTATCGTGATGCTTGTTTTGACGCTTCAATCATGGGTGATACTTGCGCTCATATGTATTTTGATAAAACAAAGATGCCGTATGGCGGCGCATTTGCGAATATAGAGGGCGAAATAGAGCTTGAGCTTGTTGATGGAACAAATGTATTCTTAGGCAATGCTAATAATCCTAAAATAGATGTAAAAGTACAACCTTACGTAGGTATTAGCGGTCGTGACATGGTCGCAAACTTAATAGCAGAAGCAAAGCTATACAAGGAGCAAGACGGCGAGAATATCACATCAGACCAAAACTACAATAATGAAGCAGGAGATAGCGCAAAGATAGAATTAGAAGCTGATGATAATGGCAAGGCTTTATATTTCTTACTGTACAAATACGATCCCAAAACTAAAACAATTCATGTTACAAAATGCACGGAATCAGCGTACATTTATAAAGATATTGATACAGGCTTGTCACATTACCCTATAGCATGGGCAAACTGGGAGAAGCAAAAGAACTGCTATCATGGTAGAGGTACTTGCTTTGGAATTATACCAACACAGATATTCATAAACAGAATGTTTGCAAAGATAATGTTTCACTTGGATAAAACTGCATTTCCCAAAGTTATATTTAATGCAGATTTAATAAGTGGTTGGGATGACGGAGTAGGTGAAGCAATAGGCATTAAAAACATGGCACCCGGCGAAGGTGTAAACAATGTAGCGGCATACATGAATCCTGCTCAAATGTCAGCGCAGATCATAACGGTAATAGAATTAGCAATACAGTATCTAAAAGAAACATTAGGTATTAATGATAGTATGATGGGGAATGTAAACCCTGAACAAGCAAGTGGTAGAAGTATAGCAATTACAGTTAAACAGGCCAGTATACCTTTAGACAATCCACAAAGCAATATGTATGAGTGGATAGAGGACATAGGCAGAATCTTAATAGATATCATGGGTACTTATTACGGCTCAAGGCCTATTGTAATCACTAGAGAAGGTCAGAAGACAGTTGAAACATATGACTTTAGTGTATTTAAAAATATGTGGCTAAATGTTAGATGTGACGTAGGCCCTAGTACTTATTGGTCAGAAATGGCACAAGTAGAAATGTTAGACAATCTATTAGGTATGAAAGACCCGTTATTCGATATGATTACTTATCTTGAAAGTTTACCTGAAGCATATAAGAATGAAGAATTAATAGATAAGCTAAAAACTAAGATGGATGAAATGCAACAAGCACAATCAGCACAAGCAAATAACCAAAACGATATAAACAACCAAAACAAAGAACAGCAATTTGAGAAAATGGCGCAATGGCTTGATTCACAACCGCCAGAAATAAAACAAAAGATTATGTCATTGCCACCAGAACAGCAAGAGGCCACTGTTATGAAGCTGATGCAACAAGATATACAAACAACAGTAAAAGAGGGCAATAGTAAACTACCACCTCAATAAAAATAATGGCTTAAAAATGATTCTAAGCACTCATAAAATGGGTGCTTTTATATTGCGCCAACCATAGCGCAGAAAGAAGGATATATGAACGAATTTAAAATGGATCTCCAACTATTTGCAGAGGATGAAGGATTTGACGAAACACCTAGCAATGATTCCTTTGAAGATGACTTTGGAGATACTGCCCAACCACAGGCAGAAGAGATAGCAACAGAAGAAGTGAAAGTTGAAACACCATCAACCGAACTGAAACAGGAAGTGACAGAACAGAAATTCAAACTTAAACACAATCACCTTGAAGAAGAAGTGGATTTACCCACCATTACCGAACTTGCGCAGAAAGGTAAAAACTACGACAAGGTGTATGAAAAACTGCAAGGTTTAGAGAAATCTCCTGCATTGGCATATGTTGAGAAATTAGCAAAAGCCAATAACATGACAGTTGACCAAATAGTAGAACATTGGCAACAAGCAGACGAGCAAGCAGAGATACAAGCACTAGCAGACAAAGACAATGTGCCTTATGAGATCGCCGAAAGGTTATACAAGACAGAGCAAAAGACTAATCAAATCGAAAGCAGACTTAATAAGGAACAGCAAACTAAAGCTGAAAAGGATAAGGATGCTGATGATTTCAAAGAGTTCATAACCAATTACCCTGATGTTAAACCAAACGAGATACCTAAGGAAGTTTGGGAGTATCAAGCTAAGACAAATAAAAGCCTTTCAGATTGCATGATGTGGCACGAAAACCAAACAATCAAGAATGAACTAAAACTATTAAAACAAAACGCAGAGAATGCGAAGAAAGCACCAGTAGGATCAGTTACAGCACATGGTAGTAATGACATACAGGATAGTGACTTCGTAGGCTTTGACGATTAAGGAGGACAATTAAATGGCTATAAACTATGCATCAAAATTCGACAAGAAGGTAGTAGAAAGATTCCAATTAAAATCACTTACAGAGGCAGCAGTAAACAAGGATTATGAATGGTCCGGTGTTTCCACAGTAACAGCATACAGCTATCCTACAACTGCACTAGGTGATTACACTCTAACAGGTGCGGCAAGATACGGCGTGGCAACAGAACAAGCAAACACTAAGCAAGATATGACAGTTACTAAGGATAGAAGTGCAACAATCACAGCAGATAGAAAGACTCTTGATGACACTAATTCAACAGCACAAGGCAATAAGATTTTGTCAAGACAAATTAACGAAGTGTACATTCCTGAAGTGGATGTTTACAGAATAGCAGCTATGTCAACAGCAGCAATAGCAAATTCAGCAACAGCAACACTAGCAGTAACAGCTTCAAACGCATACTTAACATTCCTTGCAGCTACAGAATGGTTCGGCAACAAGAAAATCCCTACAGACGGTAGAATTGCGTTCTGTTCATATGCTTATTACTCTTTCCTTAAACAAGACCCTATGTTTGTTAAGAATTCAGACCTAGGTCAAAAAATGACAATCAACGGACAACTAGGCGAAGTAGACGGAGTTAAGATCGTTCCAGTACCTTCAACTTATTTACCAGCAACCGTAGCTTTTGTTATGTGTCATCCTTCAGTTACAGTTGGAGTTACAAAATTAGAAGATTACAAAACACACGACAATCCACCTGGAATCAGCGGAATTCAGATAGACATGAGATTCAGATATGATGCTTTCGTTCTTGATGCTAAGAAAGACGGTCTGTATGCTCATAAGATATCGGCTTAGGAGGTATAGGCAATGTTATTTAAGCATAAAGAAAATGGTTTAACAATAGAACTTGACAACCCTTCACTGTTTATACTTGCAGAGCGTAATGGCTTTGTAAAAGTTGAAAAAGAAAAAGAACCAAAGAAATAACTGCTTCACCATAGCAGGGAGGAATAAACATCTTCCCTGCTTATTTTTTTAAAAGAGGTGACAAAATGTCAGAATCAGCAATAAATTTATTCGCAAAAGCAAGAGCGTTATTAAACACATACACAGAGGACGGGATACAAATACCCGAACCCGATTACATTGATATGCAAGAGAAAGCTATCCCTTTAATAGATATGGCGCATAAAGAGTTATATGAAATAGCTAGAATAGACTTACTTAAAGAAGAACCAAACACTATAATAACTATAAACGATATTACAGAAGTTAATTATAAGGCGGATCAAGCAATTGTTTATTATGTCGCTGCAAGATTAGCACCATTTAAGAAAAAGGAGTTAGTACAATACTTTGAAGATAAATTTGAACAATTAAAAAGAGGATGTAGAAATAAAGTAACAGCTGTATTAATAGTAGATGCCTATGCGGAGAGTGATGTATAATGGCAAGATATGTAGCAAGTAAGCCGCCAAAACCCATAAGTATTAATCAATTCATTGGAATTAATGAAGCAGTAGGACAAACAGGTTTAGAACTAGGAGAAGCATTAAGGCAAGTTAATTATAGAATAACAAAAGACTTCAAACTTCAAAAAAGAGAAGG